GAGGTTATGCGCCGACGCAGCGCAATGAGCACAGTGGTGAAGGCGGTGGGCACATCAGGGTCCGCATCTATCTGCCAGACAACGGACGGGACCATGTCGACGATTGAGCTTCGCCCACAGCCGGGGCCGCAAGAGATGGCCCTGGCCAGCGGTGCCGACATTGTGGTGTACGGCGGCGCTGCGGGCGGCGGCAAGACGTGGACATTGCTGATCGAGCCCTTGCGACATGTATCCAATCCAGATTTTAGCGCGGTGATATTCCGGCGCACATCGCCGCAGATCCGCAACCCTGGCGGCCTTTGGGATGAGAGCACGACGATCTACCCGCTGCTGGACGCCGAGCCGCGACGGACGGTCCTGGAGTGGACCTTTCCCAGCGGCGCTTTGGTCAAGTTCGCCTACATGCAGTACGAGGATGACAAGCACGACTGGCAGGGGGCGCAGATACCGCTCCTCATGTGGGACGAGCTGACGCATTTCAGTGAGACGCAGTTCTTTTACATGTTGAGCCGCAACCGGAGCACCTGCGGCGTACGGCCGTATGTGCGAGCCACGTGCAACCCCGACGCCGACAGCTGGGTCGCCGACTTGATCGATTGGTGGATCGCCGACGACGGCTACGCAGACCTGGACAGGGCCGGCGTCGTGCGCTGGTTTGTGCGGGTGAACGACACTCTGGAGTGGTCGGACACCAGGGCGGAGCTGATTGGTCGGTTCATGGGCCAGGTGCAAGCCGAGTTCCTACAGCCCAAGTCGCTGACGTTCATTCCGTCCAGTGTGTACGACAATCCAGCGCTAATGGATTTGGACCCGGGCTATGTGGCCAACCTGCTGGCGCTGCCCTACGTCGAGCGGCAGAGGCTCCTCGGCGATCGGCGTCGAGGCGGCAACTGGGCGATCAGGGCCGAGGGCGGCAACGTGTTCAACCGCGACTGGTTCGCCGTCGTCGATGAGGCACCCAAGGGGGGCGTCGAGTGTCGCTTTTTCGACTTTGCAGCCACACGCAAAGAGCTGGCCAAGGACGACCCCGACTATACGGCGGCGGTCAAGATCCGCAAGGCCAACGGCGCCTACTATGTGGTTGATGTGAAGGCGGCGCAGATGGGACCGGCAGAGACGGACAAGTTCTTTCATCGTATTGTGGAGCAGGACGTGAGAGAGGCCAAGGCCAACGCCACGCGCTACATGGTGCGCTGGGAGATCGAGCCGGGATCGGCGGCCAAGCGCGAGGCGGTCCGCATGGTCAAGGCGCTGGCAGGGCTCGATGCCCGGGGCGTGCGCTCGACGGGGGACAAGATCGATCGGGCTAAGCCGTTCGCCGTCCAGGCGGAGCATGGCAATGTGTCCCTGGTCAGGGCGCCGTGGAACGACGCCTATCTGCGAGAGCTGCACAACCAGCCCGACGCACCGCACGACGATCAGATGGACGCCTCCAGTGGCGCGTTCGGCGCCTTGCACAGAGAGCGAAGGTTGCGGCCGGCATGAATATCATCCAGCGGATCTGGGCCGCGTTCAAGGCGGCGGCAACGGCGATGACGTTCACCGGCTCCGCGCCGTGGGCACCGCTGTTCCTCGGTCGCACCAATTTCGACTATCGGAAGCATGTCCGCGACGGGCGCCACAACAGCATCGTCATCTCTTGCCTCAACTGGGTCATGCGCACGTTTCCGGAGGCGCCATTGGAGGTGCTGGACCTCGACGAGGAGGAGATCGTCGGGCACGAGATGGTCAGCCTGATCGAGACCCCTAACGATTTTTACAGCGGCGAAACGCTGTGGCAGGCGACGGTGGCGGATTACAACGCCGACGGCAACGCCTACTGGATCAAGATACGCAATGGCTATGGGGAGCCGATACAGCTGTGGTGGGCGCCGAGCAGCATGATGGAGCCGCGTTGGAGCAACGACGGCTCGACGTACATCACGCACTACGAGTACTCGCCCAACGGTGTGCCCCGTCGGATCGAGCCTGACGATGTGGTGCACTTTCGCTTTGGGCTGGACCCCGAGAATGTGCGCAAGGGTCTGAGCCCGCTCAAGAGTCTGCTGCGCGAGATATTCACTGACGACGAGGCGGCGAATTTCAGCGCTTCGGTCTTGCGCAACCTGGGCGTGCCAGGGGTCATCATCAGTCCCGCCAGCGAGGACGTCATGGTGCTAGAGGATGACTCTGAGGCCATCAAGGCCGGCTACAAGGAAACGTTCTCAGGCGACAACGTTGGCGAACCGATGGTGCTCAGCGGCCCGGCCGCGGTAAACGTGGTGAGCTGGAGCCCTGAGCAGATGTCGATGGAGCTCTTGCGGCGCGTGCCGGAGGAGCGGATCAGTGGTGCGATGGGTGTCCCAGCCATCGTCGCGGGGCTGGGCGCCGGCCTGGACCGCAGCACGTTCGCCAACATGGCCGAGGCGCGCGATATGGCCTACGAGTCCAACATCGCGCCGACCCAACGTGTATTCGCCTCGACGATCAAGACGCAGCTTCTGCGTGAGTGGGAGCCCAACCTCGATGAGCATTTGGTGCGCTTTGATCTCACCCGGGTACGGGTGCTGCAAGAGGATCAGAACGCGCTGTGGGAGCGGGTCAACACCGGTGTGCAGGGCGGGTGGTTGACGGTGGCCAGGGCCAAGCAGCTTGTGGGCGAGACCCCCGATCCGGCCGACGCGGTATACCTCCGGTCCTACAGCATGATCGAGGTGGCTCAGGGCGAGGCAGGGCGCACAGTGGAGGGCGAGGCAGAGGAGGAGACGGAGCCCATACCGGAGCCTGACGAGGATCAGGACGGCGAAAAGGCTTTGAGCACCAAGACAGCCAAGTTCCGCAGGACGGTGGCCGCCGGCATGCAGCAGCAGGCGATACGACTCTCGGCTCCGTTCATCAACGACCTCCTGGGCGCATTCGATGAGATCAGCGACCTGGTCATTGAGGCGCTGTTTGGCAGCGAACGCAGCGCCGAGCAAGGCCAGCACAAGGACGATCTCCCGCCCGAGACGCAGTGGCCTGCGACGGTACAAGAGGCGATGCGAGACGAGACGGTCATCGATGAGCTGATCGAGGTGTTGGCGCTGGAGGAACTCCTCCGAGACGCCTACGAACGCCAGTATGCGCTGGTGTTGTCCGAGACCTGGGACCTGGTCGCCGATGCGTTGGCCCTCGCCGGCGGGGTCAACATGCCTGACCCTGTAGCGCAGGACATCATTCGGCAGGGCGGGCAACGTATTGTGCAAATCAGCGAGCAAACGCGGCAAGCCATCGTCGAGGCGCTGGCTGACGGCCGGGCGGCGGGGGAGGGCGGTGACGACCTGGCGCGCAGGATCTCGGACTATATCGACGGCTCGTCGCTTTACCCAGGGATTGCCGAGCGGGAGGGCCCAGAAGCTGCGGCGCGGTACAGGGCGGAAACCATCGCCCGGACAGAGACCAAGACAGCGCAGAACATCTCGGCGGTAAAGAGCTACGAGGCGACGGGGATCGTCGAGGCGATACAGGTCTTTGACGGCGATGACTGCGGCTGGACGTCGCACGACGATCCCGACAAGGCGCACGGCAAGATCGTGAGCTTTGCCGAGGCACTGGAGTGGCCGCTGGCTCACCCGCGATGCCAGAGAACATTTGCGCCGGTTGTAAGGGGGAGCAGGTAATGGAGATACAGCGCAAGACGTTTCCCAGCGCCGAGTTCAAGGTGCTGAATGAAAAAGAGGGCATCGCCGAGATGATCGTCTCGGTATTTCACAACATCGATCACGGCGGCGAGATCGTCATGCCGGGCTTTTTCCAGGACAGCATCGAGCGCCGGCGCACAGCCGACGGTCGGCCCAGGGTCAAGGGCGTCTGGGCGCACGACTGGGCGCAGCCGGTGGCCAAGACGCTGGACGCCAGGGAACTGTTGCCGGGCGATCCGGGGCTGCCCGAATCGATCCGAGACTTTGGTGGGCTTTGGGTGCGCGGCCAGTTCAACCTGGACACACAGAGAGGCCACGACGCCTTCTCTGATCTTCAGTTTGGCACTGTCGACGAGTTCAGCGTCGGCTACCGCGTGAAGAAAGACGAGTGGGACGAGGATACGGGCGTGATCCGGCTCATAGAGGGGGAGTGGTACGAATGGGCCCCGGTGCTGGTGGGCATGAATCCCCTGACCGAGCTGGTGGGCACAAAGGGACTGCGCTATGTGGAGCATTCGGAGGCGGTGCTTGCTGCTGCTCAAGAATGGCTCGACCGGACCAAGGCGCTTGCTGCTTTGCGTGCGGAGGACGGGCGGACCCTGAGTGCCGAGCACATAGAGCGATTGGCCCAGGCGAGGGACGCACTCCTCGGCGTGACCGAGGAGATCAAGGCCCTGCTCAGCGATGGGCAGTCTGAGCCAGAGATTGACATCGAAACATTGGCGGCGCTGAAAGCGCAATTCGAGAGGACAAAGGCGAGGGTAAGAGATCATGGGTAAGCGAGTAACAGAGCTTCGCGAGGAGCTCAAGGAAAAGCAGGCGCGCCTGGAGCGCATCTTTGATCAGGCAGGGCCAGAGCTCGATATGAGCAAGGTCACCGAGATCGAGGGCGACTCGGCGGGCAAGGCCGAGAAGATCAGGGCGTTGAACGACGAGCTCACCGATCTGGGCAAAGACCTTGACGACGCACTGGCCCTGGAGAAGGCCGCGCAGGACACCAAGGCGCGCACCGAGAAGATGAGCCAGCCCGTCGGGCCGCCCCCGGAGCAGCCGGTGGGCGGCGAGGAGGTCAAGGGGCTGGGCGAGCTATTCGTCGAGAGCATGGCCTACAAGGGCTACAAGGGCGGCAGCGTCGGTCCCGCCGACGAGGTCGACATCGACGTCAAGACGCTGTTCGAGACGGGCGCTGGCTGGGCGCCGCAGACGACCCGCAACCGCGGCGTGGTCTACAGCATCCAGGAAGGGCCAAAGGTCGTGGACCTCATCCCCAAAGGGAGCACCAACGAGGTCGCCGTGACCTACATGAAGGAATCGACGTTCACCAACAACGCCGCAGAGGTCGCCGAGGGCGGGAGCTACGGCGAAGCTGCGCTGGCACTCACCGAGACGACCAGCTCTGTGCGCAAGATCGCCGTGTGGCTGCCGGTCACCGACGAGCAGTTGGAGGACGTGGCGGGCATCCAGAGCTACGTCAACAACCGCCTCCGCCTGATGCTGGACCAGCGGCTGGACGCCCAGCTTCTGACCGGCAACGGTGTGGCTCCGAATCTCACTGGCATTCTGAATCTGGGCAGCCTCCAAACCCAGGCAGTAGGGGATGACAGTGTACCGGACGCCATCTACAAGGCGATGACCAAGGTCATGGTCACCGGCCGGGCAGATCCCAACGCGGTGGTAGCGCACCCCAACGACTGGCAGGCGATCAAGCTGCTGAAAACAGCGGACGGCATCTACATCTACGGCGGCCCGGCCAACCCTGGCCCTGAGCGCATCTGGGGGCTCGGCGTGGTCGTGACCAGCCGAGAGACCGAGAACACCATCCTCGTCGGCGCCTTTGCGCAGCACAGCGAGCTGGCGCTCAAGCGCGGCGTCGAGTTCCAGATCACGAACGCGCATAGCGATTACTTTATCAAGGGGAAGCAGGCCATCCGAGCCGACTTCCGCGCCGCGTTCGTGGTGTACCGCGATGAGGCGTTCTGCCAGGTCACCGGCGCGTAGCCTAGTCAAACAGAGGATCACGGGGCAGGGCGCTGCTCTGCCCCTATCCAGGAGGATAGAGCATGAAGGGGTTTATCAAGGGCGCCGTCCATCGGGACACGCACCGGATTACAGCCGGGGCTGCCATCACTGCCAAGCGATTTGTGGACAGCGACCTGCAGGAGGCTGGCGTCGATGACCTGGCCGTGATCGGCATGGCCAAGGAGGGCATTGCCAACGGCAACGAAGGGCAGATCGCCTGCCACGGCATCCAGGTGGTGGTCGCCGACGCGCCGCTGGCCGCCAAAGAGCCGGTCAAGGTGGGCTCAGACGGGCGGGCCACCAAGCACACCACGAGCCAGCACGTAATTCAGACGACGATCACCGGTGAGGCGTCGGCCATCACTCAGCCTGGCGCTGCGACTGCGCTGGAGATCCTCCAGGCCGCGGACGTCGAGGCGGACAGGGGCCGGGGCATCGTCATCGAGGGATCGGACGGCTCCGGCGATGCCATTACCGAGACGATCAACCTCGACGAGAGCGACACGACCACGGTGGTCGCTGGCACAACCCAGTTCACCAAGATCGCGGCGGTCTACACCGAGGACGGCGATCCGATCACTGACGAGGATGTGACCATCCGCGAGACGGATAACACTGGCGTAGCAACACTGGCCGCTGCCGCCTCGGAGCTGGCCGCCGACATCCCGGCGCAGAGCCAAGAGGCGTACTGCAACGAGATCACGGTCACAGGGCCAAACAGCGATACGACCTTTGTCACCATCGTGGGCATCAACAGCGCAGGGGCCGTCGCACGAGAGCGGGTGCAGCTCGATGGGAGCTCGCCCTCAGTGGTCACGACCTCGACGGTGTTCCGCTACATCAATCGCCTCTGCCTGGGCGAGTTCACCAACGGGGGCAGCGGCGCGGTCAAGACGAACGCCACGACCGACACCGCAGCCATGAAGTGCGGCACGGTCCTGGTCGCAGCCGCAGCGCGCGGCGACGACGCCCAGGTCCTGGTGCTGCCCAACGCATAGGAGACTAGAACATGGCTAACGTTAGTGTGACGCCGCAGGATGTCAATCGCGACGGGGTGGCCGTTACCCGTCAGGACGACCTGTCGGCAGAGAATACCTATCAGGTGCAGAACAACGGCCGTGTGATCCTGCACCTGACCAAAGAGGGGGCAGGGGATTGCACTGCCACCGTCGCCATGCAAAAGAGCGTCGACGGTGAGGATGTGCCCGACAAGACGTTCACCGTACCGGAGACGACCGGCGAGGTCGTCTCCGGGCCATACCCGCCCAACCTCTACAACGTGGCAGGCGAGAACTACTTTGAACTGAGCTTTAGCGAGGTCACCGGCCTTTCGTTCGCTGCCGTCCGCGTCTAGCGATGCAGAGGCCAGTGCGCGACAAGGCGGTAAAGCCAGAGAGGGACAAGGAAAATGACGCTGTTGACGCTGGACGAGGTCAAGGCGCACGTCGAGACCGACCTGGAGGATACCGCGCTACAGCGTATCGTGACGGGGATCGAGAGCGAGATCAGCGACCGGTACGGGTCCACAGATTCCGCCGAGGAGACCGTGGCGGGCACAGACCGCAGAGTGCTGGTCACTCATCGGCCTATCGAATCGATCACGAGCATCACCGAGGACGATGTCACTCTTTCGGCCAACGACTATCGGCAATGGGGACGCTACCGATTGGAGCGCCTGAGCTCAGGTGACAATCCCCGCACGCTGTGGGGGGGCGTGGTAGAGCTCCAGTACACACCACGAGACGACAGCGAGCAACGCAAGTTGGTCCTGGTCGACCTGGTCAAGCTGGAGCTCGAATACAGGGCGCTACAGAGCGAATCGGTGGGCGGCGGCGACTATCGCGCCAACCACGTCGACTATACCAGGGAGCGCACGCGGCTGCTGCGCATGCTGGCACCAAAGAAGGTGGTTTTCGCGTGAGCGCACGATCCAGGATGACGCACCGTACCATCATCCAAAAAGACGTCAATGCCGGGCAGCGGGATGAGCAGAACAATCCCCTGGCGCCCGACTTTGAGGCCCACGCTTACGACGTGCCCTGTTACTGGTACGTGCCCAACCGGATGCAGCCAGGGCTCCAGGTCGAGCCCCACGCGACGATGTACGAGCACGAGATGCTGATGCCGCTGGGCACTGAGGTATCAGAGGGCGACAGGTTGCAGGGTGTGACGAAGAAAAACGGCGACGAGCTCACTGATCAGGTCTTTACCGTGCTGCGGGTCATGCGCCACCCGCGCAATCTCAGGATCGGCCTGGAGGTGATCCGATGAGTGCACGGATTACCTGGACTGACGATCAGGTGCTGCGCCAGGTCTCTGACGCGCTCAAGGCAGGCATCGACGAGACGACGCACTCTTGTGTGCCAGTGGCGCAAAGCCTGGTGCGGGTTCGGTACGGGATTCTACGTGGCTCGATCCAGGCGAGAGCGGCCACGTATATCCCCGGCCGAGGCTGGGTAGGGCGATGGGGTTCATTTGACGTCAACTATGCGCTGGCTCAGGAGGTGATAAGCTTCTCGCACGCAGGTTGGCAACCCTATCTGCGACCGGCGGCGGACCGCGAATATCCGCGCCTGGTACCCAGGATCAGGGGGTATCTACCGTGAGTATCCCTAACGCGGTGAGCGCCCTCGTGGCGT